TTGCCGGCCAGGGCGTAAGCGAGGTGGCCAAAGCGCACGAGGTTTCAAAAGCAACGGTTAGCCGGCTTAGAAAGGGTATATCAGCGCAAAAGCTGGAACAGGTTGAAACTAAAAAAAGGGCTGATTTCGAATCTTTGATAATTGACTATGTTGCAACGAACCTCCGCACACTTAAGGCTCAATCTGAAGAGGCTGCAAGACCCAGCTTCATACGTCAACAAAACGCCTCAGATCTCGCCGTCCTTCACGGCGTCCTTACGGACAAAACAATTAGAATCCTTTCGGTTTTCGAAGTTGGAGACGGGGAAGAATGAGGCAGCGGCGGAAGCTCGCTTAGCTCTTAGAAAAGCACATCAAGCGGAGTACGACAGGTGCGCAGAGGATATAGTTTATTGGTGCAACACCTACGTAAAAACCTACGACCCGCGCCTGTTAGGTGAGGGCAAGGATCCAAACACGCCGTTCATTCTTTATGAGTATCAGGTAGAGTACTTCGAATACCTAGACGACAAGATTGCCAACAAAAAACATGGCCTTGTCGAAAAGAGCCGGGACATGGGCGCAACGTGGCTGAACTGCGTCTACCTGCTCCATAAATGGCTTTTTGTACCTGGCTTCAAGGCCGGCGTTGGATCGCGTAAGGCGCAGCTAGTGGACCGCCTGGGAGACATGGACGCCATCTTTCCCAAAATGCGTCATGTGCTTGATAATGTTCCGGAATGGATGCTGCCGGCCGGCTTTGAAGTTAACGGGCCTGATGATAATCACTTAAGGCTTGTTAATCCTGAGAATACAGCAGCCATAACAGGGGAGGCAGGGGACAACATCGGGCGCGGCGGCCGTAATACGATTTACATCATCGATGAGCACGCTTTCCTTGAGCGGCCTGATGTGGTTGAAAAGGCGGTTTCTCAGAACACCAACTGCATTATATACACGTCAACGCCAAACGGCAGCGGCAACTTGTTTGCCCGTAAACGACACAGTGGCAAGATCGAAGTATTTACAATGCATTGGAGCCGGCATCCAAGAAAGGATCAGGCCTGGTATGAAATGCAGTGTGCAAATCTTGATGCCGTAACCGTTGCTCAGGAGATTGATATCGATTACACAGCATCTGTTGCCGGCATCTGCATTCCTGGCAAGTGGGTTCGCGCCGGCGTTGGGTTCTATGAGTACATGGTAGAGAAGGATGCAGAGTTTGCGGCTGAGATGCTTGAAGGGCCGCGCTGGGCAGGCCTTGACGTTGGAGAGACTGTTGATTTATCTGTATACACGTTTAGTGAGGGGTGTGTCGTACGACGCATAGAAGCATGGTCAGGAGACAACACGACAGTAACGGCGCGGCGCGCGGCGCGCTTTGGAGAGGAGGATGATATCGATCTTCTGAAATACGATTCGATAGGCACCGGGGCCGGCGTACGTGGCACGCTGAAGGAGGACGAAAAAGAGAGTGGAAGCAAATTCCCATTCAAGTACAAAGGTATCAATGCCGGCCTTCCTGGCACGCGCCTTAAGTACCGTGATAACTCCAAGAAAACGGCAAAGGTGCGCTTCAAAAATGTACGCATGGAGATGTGGTGGAATATCCGCTTGCGCCTTGAGGCCTGCTTTGAGATAATGGAAGGGATCAAAGACCATAAGCCGGCCGATTGTATTTCCCTACCCGATGAGCCCGAACTGATTAGGCAACTTTCCCAGCCACTTGTGGAGGAAGTAGGCCAAGGTCAAACATCCTAGAAGACAAGAAGAAAATGAAAGCACGAGGCATTTCGAGCCCTGATTATGCTGAATCTCTGTGCTTGTGTTTCTGTGAGGCACCCGGTTTTCAAATTCACTTCACTAAGTAGCAATAATGAAGCTCACAACACGATTAAAAAAATATGCCAGGCAGTTAGATTCATGGCTTGGTCAGTTCCCGGCTATCTCCAGCCGTGATGCTAAACTAAACACGCGCAGCCGTGGGCAGATCATAGGGCCAACAACGAGAATGCCGGCAAAAGGGGGCGGAGGATTCTCTACCTTTGATGTAGAAGAACTGAACACGCGTAACCGCCGGCGGGCTTACCGCTCAACGGCTGCGATGCTGATAAGCTACAGGGCCGGCAACTTTGCCAAGCATATGAAGAAGTTGAAGGTTCAGCGTGTCAAAGAGGATGGAGACTTCGAAGACGTAGAGTTTCGCCATCCATGGGGGGTGTTGCTTCGCCGGCCAAACCCTCACAAGGCGGCCGGCAAATTCTGGAGGCTGCATTTCAAATTGCTGGACTATGCAGGTGAGGCCGTGTACTTCGTTAAGCGCGGACGCGTTGACTTGGGGCTAGGGCTTACCGCCTCCCTTCCCATTGCGCTATACATCGTTTATCCGGGCATGGGTAAGGTGAGGCCGATTTATGGGCCGGTAGGTGAAATCACTGGATGGAATTTTTGGCGGGCCGATGGCCAGCAGTTCCAGTATCCGCACGACACGTTCGTAAGGATATACAGGGATCACCCCGATAACCCTGAGCAGGCGGAAAGCCTTCTGCAGAGGCAGTACGACCATGTGCGCGCGAAACAGTTGGCCGACAAGTTCGCCAATACGCAAAATGAAAACCTGGGCCGGCCCGACGTGATGCTTGAAATAGATGAATCTATGGATGAGGAAGAAATGGAGGAACTCTCCGCGCTATTCGATGAGAAATTTACGGTGCAGCCAGGGAAGAAAAAGAGCACGCCTGTAGCTGCCGGCGGCCTGAAGATTAAGGAAATTGAGCTTACCAACCGGGACAGGCAGTTTAACGAAAGCCGGCTATTTGAGGAGGATCAACATTTCATTACTTCCATGGTGCCAAAGGGGCAGTTTACAGACTCAGCGAACCGCGCCAATACCGAGGGCACATTCAGAAGCTTTTGCATGAACGTAGTTGAGCCGGCCGTGACCGATACGGTAGAGCAGATTGAACACGCATTTGAGCGGCTATTTGGCAGCGAGCCCGGTGCGCTTCGTATTCAGGTCCCTGACGATATTGTGCCCCAAGATCCTGAGCAGGTAGCACGGGTTGATAAAATGTATGTAGAGATGGGAGTTTGCACGATCAACGAGATCAGGGCAAAGCAGGGTAAGGAGGGTGTTGATGGTGGTGACGTTCCCCGGGCCGTCGCTACGCTTACGCCTCTGGATGAAGAACCAATACCAATGGAGTTTTAACTAGACCAGGAAAGCAATGAATAATGAAGTAAATACATCAATGATAGCGCCGGCGGAAATCGAAAAGCGCTTCGCTCATCACACGCCGAACGAGCATCAAACGGTGCTCTATGGAGAGTTGAGGAAACAGTTCAAATCTTTAGCTGAGTATATTAATGCCAATGTGCCGGCTAGTCGTGAGCGATCCCTTGCGCTTACAAAGCTTGAGGAGGGACTAATGCACGCCAACAGTGGTATTGCGCGCCGGTCTTGATCATAGCGCCGGCAATCATACCGCTTGAAGTCCGTACGATTGATAAACGGAGGGCTCTGCATATTCCAAAGGCAGCGCGCCGGCTATTCCGCGCCATCGATGGCACGCTGTTCCTGGCTGAGCAGGCCATGTTAGGCGCTGAGGATGGGGCCTCTGCAATGGCGGCGGCCGAGTCCGCGATAGTTAGCCAGAAGGCGGACCGCCTGCTTTTTAACGCATTTCGTGATATCGTTACCGATGTATTCCCGGTATTTGCGCAACTGGAGGCCGGCCGGCTTGAGAAGATCAAGCGCGCCGATCCGGTGAACGTCTGGGCAGACTTTATACTGAAGTATCTGGCAGAGGAAAGCGGCCTGCTAATCAGGCGTATTACGGTTGGCACACTGGCCGTGGTTCGCGCTGTGCTGATTGAGGGGATTGAGGAAGGCCTGGGCATTGAGCCTTTAGCCAGGCGCATGAGACAGAGGGCCGGCCAGTTCAGTCGGCGCAGAGCTGTAAGGATTGCGCGCACCGAAGTTATCAGCGCTTCAAACGCAGCCACGAGAGCCGGCGCGATAGCCACAGGTCTAACGCTTCAAAAGGTTTGGCTTGCTACCACAACGGATGGTCGTACGCGTCAGTCGCATTTAGATGCGCACGCTGAGTACCACGCGAATCCGATCGTGACTGGGAAAC